TAGGTCCATGGAGGAATCCCGTGGGACTCACCAGCCATCCTGTGATGAAGTCATCTTAGCCACAGGGAAACCGGGAAGGATTTGCATCTCGCTAGCGCGAGACAACCTCACTCGATGGATTCTGAACCGACGTTGCACCGCGTACTACAGTCCGCTCGTAAAGAGCGTTGTACACCGACCGCACCCGCCTGATTGGGTGTCCTCCGTCTTGCATCTCAGTAGGTAGCCTTTACCGACGGCATTTCATTGAGAACCTGATGATATTAACACAGTCTATAAAAGTTGGAAATCATCGAACCAACCCTCATCCAGGAGCGCCGCTACACAATGTGGTGTCGCCGGACTGCCCGCCATTAAGCCTAAGAACTCACACAAATGCTCCCTCTTGTTCTGCTTGATCTGTGCGAGACGGAATAACGACTTATTGAAACCCCGGTATCTTATGACCCAACTCCTGTCGCGGGGGCGTGTACACCACCAATGCGAACAGAAATCTGCCACTGGAACCAGCGAAGCATCATACGGCATCCAAGAGTGCCGTTCTAATACTCGTCGTACATCGTCTCTCATCTCGCTCGGCCAGAGCGAGACCTCCTCCTGCCAACTAGGATGGGACGCATCAACTCGGGAGCAATCCTTAATCGGGTGGCCAAGCGAAGCCATCTTTTCAAGATCACATCCGTCGTCAATACAATCGTCACCCATTGCACACACTTTGCTAGCGCCCGAGTACACCGCAGCCGCGACCCGAATCCACGAATTACCCGAGGAGGTATTGTAAGATCCGGACTTCTGGATGCCATCAAAACGCTGAGCGACCATGGTGCCGTCGCTGAAAGAGATAACTGACCGACTAAGACAGACGGCTCGAGCGCGAAGGGCCCGAGCATAGGGAGAGTCCTCAGGAACGCCCGCGGCAACCGATCGGCGTTTGGCGTCGAATAGTAATTCGTCGCCGCTCACGGACCAGTCCCATCCAGACACGTCCGTCGAAACTAATCGCTCGAACGTATCTAGGTAAGCACCGTTGGCGTCAATCTTAGTCTTACTAAAACCCATACCTGGCTTGACAGGCAGTCGGTCGAATGATGCGATCTCCCGAGAGTTCTGCTCGGAGCTAAGGACTCGCTCAACAAGCTGATCTACAAGGGAGACCGACATGATCAATCGATACCGACCATCCTTCAGTTTTCCTTCCGAATGGGGCTCGTTCTTGACAAAGACTCTTATGGGATCGCACAATCCCTGCTTTACCAGCTCTTCAGCCGGCATGTGACCACACTGCACAACACACAAAGCTTCTAACCTACACCGAACCAAATCCCAAACTAATCCCTGATGATTCTGCATGACCTCGCTGTTACTACGGCCGAGCGACACGTACGGGACACCCGGAGATGCCTCGCCGTTTATCGCCTCCTCGATTCGCAGCGCATCGCGTAAGAGAGCAAATCCCTCATCAGAGCATTGGCCTCGGCACCACTCTGAGAAGAGATCGGCAGTTTGGACAGCGTTGCACGCATGCTGTCCACCCTTGCTTGCAAATTCTTCAAGGAAAGATCTGTATTCGATGGCTGAACATCGGCCGCTGAACGATCCGAGACGGGTTTCTCTGCCTGCCCAGAATCGGTTTGCTTGGCCGATGAAGCTTTGTTTTTCTGCTTCTGGCCCTCGCGGCGGCCACGCGAAGCCCGTGCGGACTTGCCACTCGGGACATCGCTTGGCTTTGCCGAAAGATGGGAAGACGCATCCGGTTGATCCGCATTCTTCCCACCCTCCGCACCACTGCGAGGGTTCACTGTGCCAGACGTACTCTCCGAGAACTGAGAGTTGTGAGATGCCCCAACCGCCTGAATTGGGGCCTTGTCTTTTCCCTGCTTATCGCCTTGATTCCGGAGAGAAACCTCGGACAAACGACGCGCCGCGAACTCGTCAGCGCAACGCCGACCAATCTCGTATGGACTGATCGACGCCGATGTCTCAAGGCTCCGCTCGCCTAAACCTTTCCCCACGTCACCATGAGGAGCAGCGACACCCTTCCTGCCAGGGATGCGATTGTTGGACGCCAACTTTGTCTCGTACCCACGAGCGTGAGCCCGCATTAGGTTACGAGTGGCCTGAGTACCGTCAAAGACCTCGGACTCAGACTCGTCGTCATCCACCATATCTGCCCAGTACCTTCCCGAGGCAGGAACCCAGTCAGAATCGCTCATCGAATACGCGCCACCAGACCGGCTATAACGCATGTTCTTTGAGCGACCTCCGACGACAACCCGATACTCGTCATAGTTTTCCTCTATCATATCCAATCGCCGGAGCGCGCTCTCGCGGTCGCGCGTCTCAGAAACGGACAAGAAGGGCTGTAGTAGGACCGCGCGATTGCATTCAGCACCGGCTCCGTAACCTGAGTGAATTGCAAACACCTTCCCCTTCGAAAAGAGTGGAGATCCTGACCAACCAGCCTTTGTCGAGGCCCAATGACGAACGGTCATCCCGTCCGCCTTGGCGGGGCCCACTGAACTGGACGTCAGCGTGCCGTCGAAACCAAAACAAGAAGCAGCATTGTCTTCTGGGGGTCTTCGGTTTACTGTGGCGACCGTTACACCAAGGTAACTCCAAACATTATCCGGCACCTCTATACCGATAACGTCGAAGTCATCCTCCGGTGAATAGCTCTGAACCAACCACTTTCGGTCCACGGGATACGCCTTCCCGTGAGCGATCATATGCGGGTCCGCACTCCTTTGCATCTGCGTGGCCACGTGAGCAGCCGTGTACAGACAGGAGACGCCGTTTTCAACCTTGACACGAGTACCCATCCCAAGACAATCGTCCTCGCTCCGTGAAGAAGAAAGAACAACCATTTGAGAAGGGAAACAAGAAACGGGATAGATGGGGTTATTAGCGATAACGGCCTCATTCCCCTTTCGAATGACGCCAGCAGCATAAGCTCCAGGAAGCTTAGCAGTGCTCCAGTCCGCGGGATCCAGTCGGATTCTCTTCCCAGGGAGATCCGGAACCTGGACGTACGGCCCGAGAGTATCGTATGCAACCACACCTACCACATCAGACAGAACCGTGCGAGGGATCGAAGCTTTGATCTTCGACCAATTGACACGTTTCCACAATATTAACCGTATTAATTTGATAAGCTTTAGGATGCCCACCAAAATGCCGAAGCACGAAAGCGCGGTAAAAGATACTAGATACCAGTCAATTACGACCTGGCACCGCTTCTCCTTCAGCGCGGTGTCGTCAATCGACACGTAGGCCTGGAGCGTCCCCTCCTCACAAGTTACCGCGGAGAAGAAGAAGCCCAAGCGAGCAGCCCACGTATCGAAAGAGCCCTCAATCGCAGCCTTAGCGTTCATCAAAATCGTCCACAGGAGGGTGATCAGCGAGTGACCGCCCAGCGCTGGGCCCAGCTTTGCAGGAGCCGAATCAGTCGACAAGGTCTCATCTGTTAGAC